CTTAAACCATCAAATATAACCATCTGATTTTCTATCGACTCAACCTTGGTTCCATCTTTAAATAAAGTATAACCATTGTTAGTATTAACAGAATACAACCCTACCATGTGTGGTGTTTTAGTATCAGTGTGCATCCCTGTTTGAATGAATTCTGAATTTCTAGTATATAAATTTACTTTAGCTCTTATCAAATAATTAAACTTCAATCTACCTATTAATGGTGATAATATTTTATCAAACATTGGACTACACTCATGCGAGTGAATATTATTTTCATATAAAAAATGAACGAAATGAAAATCGGACTTATCATTTTCATTTACAATGTAATTATTATAGTAATAGGGAATACTCCTCTCTCCTAAAAGAGTATTTTTAATCTCTTTTTGAATTGTTTTATCTTCAATAAAATTAGGAATAATTTGCATACTTTTCTAAGATTTCATTTTCTAGATATGCCAACTTAATTCCTTTCTGCTCTAATACAATTTTTTTTGCTTCGGTCATCTTTTTATGATAAAAGATAATCGGTTGTTCTAATCCTATGTCACCACTCATTCTTCTTCCTCCAAATCTAACGGTTTACCAAAAGTTTTATATGCCAACTGCTCCTTTAAACAATCAACTTGTGCTTTAAGTTGTTTATTTTCTTCTTCAAGTTCTTCAATGTGTTTTTCGTAAACAGTAATCATATTCTCCAATTGTTCATTTTTTAATTCTAATTCATAATCCATCGAGTTATAGTATATTATAAATTTAAGATTTTCTTAATTATCTATCATCTGCTGCTCTATTCTCTGAATGGTATACATCAAAGTCTCCACCAGGATATCTTTTCTTTAATTTTTCTACATTTCCTGCAACCACATCTTCAAGTGAAACATCAAGTGCAGCACAGGCTTGCATCACATACCACATAACGTCACCCAACTCAATAATAAGATGTTCTCGATTGTCGTCGTTCCAAGGCTTACCTTGGAAAACCATCTTCTTAACAATCTCCATAAACTCACCACCTTCAGCACTAATGCCAACAGCAGCAGTGGTAAGACGATTAATATTGGCACCTTTTCCGTTAAGAGCACTAAGACTCTCAATAAAAGATTGATAATCCTTACTGGGATTGGATGTGACACCATCCACGAATATAGCATACTTATCAAAGTCAACTTTTTTAGTCATTAAAATTTAAATTCTGCGAATGATTTTTTAGGTAGTTTTTTCTCTTCTTCATTATACTCTTCATCTTTTTTGTTGTCAAGTATATCTTCTTGTGCCTGTTGCTCACAATCATATAATCTCATCTTTGCACGATCAACTCCGACAACAAACCTTTTAAATATCGTAGGGTCGTTGTAACAATTCTTAAGTTGTTTAACCATTATCTGCCCCAACCCTTCAAGTTCCTCAGTAGATATAAGAGCAAACATAAGATCAGCAGTGGCTGGAAGACCAAAGGATTCACTTGTATCAGTAAGATCGACATCACTACTACCATAGCCAGAGCGAGTCGTCTGAGTAGCGGAGACGATAGGTACATTAGCTTCAACTGCAAGACCCCTGAGCTCTTCAGCAATCGCCTTAATATAGGAATACGAGTTAACATTTGATCCAGCCCTGTAACGTGACGATGCACATATGTTTAGATAATCTATGAATATTATATCAGGTTTAAATGATTTTTTCAAGGCTAGTTCATTAAGTAAGGCCTTGAAGTGACCTGAGTGTGCAGATGCAGTCGGGTATTCTTTGATAATAAGTGACCCTTGAGTCTTCTTTGCAAGATTAGTTACCTTGCCTTCAAAGATTGGTTTTGGTAAATCAACAATCTCTTGTATATTTACGTTTAAAAGATTTGCATCTATACGTTCTGCAATCTTTTCTTCTGCCATCTCTAATGTTATGTATAAGACGTTCTTTCCTTCTAAAAGAACAGAACTAGCATGATGACACATAAACAGAGATTTACCAACCCCAGTGCCTGCAAGTGCAATATTGAGCGTCTTGTTTGGAAGACCTCCTTTTGTAATCTTATTAAAGTATTCAAGGTCGAATTGAATTCGACTTTCTTTCCTGTTGTAAAGTTCGTACCGTTCTTCATAGTCCTCTAAGTAATCGTGGCCTACATTGCGATTAAAGGTAACAGATAACGCATCTGATAGAATTGTTGGTATTGCATCTCGATTCTTTTTATCATCTTGTCCATCTGCTATTTTGATTGACTCCATCAAAGCAAGATAGATTGCTCGGTCTCGACACCATTTCTCTGTTGTGTCACTCAACCATTCAAAGTCACATTCAATATCTTCCAGTTCATTTATCGTTCCGTATATATTCTTGACTTCATCTTGTGTGATATCACGTCTTTCTTCAATCTCAATCTGGAGTACTTCTTTTGTTATTAAGCTATTGTACTCTGCAGCATATTTAGTAATATGTTCAAATACAACTCTCTCATTCCTGTCATTGAAGTAATCTGGTTCAACAAAAGGTAATACTTTTCTAAGATATTCTTCGTTGTAAATTAAGTTTCTTAGGATAACTTTTTCAATACGATCCATTTAAATATAATGAAAATAAGTAGTCAAGATATATTTTGTACCTGATTTGACTGGTAAACCAGCATGAGGAAATGTCCATAGACTTGGAAAAACTAAAACACTACCAGTCTTAGGATGAATCATTTTACCGTCAACAAACTCTGTTTCTCCTCCAGTAAAATTATCATTGAGATAAACAAGAAAGGCAAGCCATCTTCTAGCAGATGCGTAATCAGATACATCAATATGAGTGTCAAATGAATCTCCAACATCATATTTTTTAATACGCATCTCTTCAAATCCATACTTCTGAGGTAATATGTCATCATAGTATCCTATATCAGTAAGATACTTCATACCTATCTCAGAAAATTTTTGATACAGACCAGCATGTTCTGGCAGATTACCTATATTTCTTTGATAAAAATTAGGTCTATGATCTCTTTCAATTCTTTCGTTTTCTTCATCAACTAAACTAATCAATTGTGAACATATTGATTCTGAGAGAAAGTCATCATAGGTTTCAACGAAATCACTCTCCGTAACTAAATTCTTCATTCGCAGCTTCTTCTAATTTTTGAATCACATCTTCTGTGAAGTATTTGTCAGGATCAGCAAGTATAGCAGAAGGGTAAACGGAAGTATCACCGACAACAATACGATTGCCTTTTCTGGAAAAAACTCCATGTTTCTCACCCAGTTCCAGTAATCCGTAATACCTGTCCAGTCCACGCTCGTCGTAGTATAATCGTATTTCAACTTCCTTGTTCTCTTTACTTAAACGTGATTTATGAGTCTTTGCTTTGATAATGTTTCCAATGACTTCCTTACCATCCTTTTCTTTTTTCTTTGAGAGATATATGATTGTAGAAGCTGCGTACTTGAGTCCACTGCCTCCTCCCATTTCTTTTGTAGGGAAGTAAGAACCGATAACGTCATAGGTGTGATTAGTAACTATTAATGGAATGTTTGCTTGACCAAGCTTCAAAGTAAGCATTCTAAACGCACCTTTAACAAGTTGAGATTTGGTCATATCTCTTACCTGTTTATCATCTAACGCATCACGAATCTCTTTCTCTGTGGACAACATACCAAGAGAATCCAATACAAACATACAAGGTTTGCGATTTTCCTCATCTGTTTTTAAGTATATATCTACGGCCTTAAGTGCCTTTGATCTAAACTCTTCAATTGTTACGACATTCACAACAACCAACCGTGTCGTATCAATTCCACGAGACTCCAGTAATCCTTTATTGACGGCTGCTTCAGTGTCAAAGTAGAGACAATACCCATCAGGGTTAGTATCCAAAAAGTTCTTGACGACAGCAAGCGAGAAATAAGTTTTACCAGTACTCGACTCACCAGCAATGGCAGTAATACGATTGCTGCTAACCCCGCCAAGAATAGACCCCCTAATGAGTCCATTAAAAATGTAGGATCCTGTGTCAATGAATCTTTCAGTTTCATCAATATCTGACGCAATCTGCGTATATTCATCTCCTATCTCTTTTACTATTTCTTTTAAAAAATCCATTATACGAAAAATGATTCAAGGTTTACAGTTCTCTCAGCACTCCATCCAATTGAGTCGAGAATAATCTTAAGAGGTTCAAGGAACGACTTCTCAAATTGTAGGTCATAATCTATGTATTTGTCAAGGTTAAGTTCCTCTGGGAATTGTTGAATGAATGATATTACATTCTCTTGGATTGGGTTTGGTCTTTTGAGATAACAAAATTTTATCTTCTCACCATTATTAATCAAAGAATATTTTTGTGTGAGTTTATTCTTCTTGACATAATGATTGAAGAGAAGAGCACCACGAGCATGAATCGGAGTCCCCTTTTCATAGATTGCATTGACACTCTTATACTTTTTGACATTACTCACAGTTCTTGGAAATGATATCTCCTCTGGTGGTAATGATCTAAACTTTGTTCGACAGTTTTCGATGAAGTCAATGACATCATCCTCTGTCTTTGTCATGATAAGTTTAAGAACATCTTTAATCATGGTGCGACAAGGTGCAGGCGTTGATGACTTGACTGCCTCAATACCCATCATCTTGAGTTTAGGTTCTGCATAACGAACACCTTCACTATCCCAGACATTCAAGATATATCTTTTCTTAGCAGTCCAAATTCCACGATCAGCAATGTTCTCACGTTTCATAAACATCTTCTGTTCGTAAGCGTTGACGTAATTGGCCAACGCTTCGTAAGAACTAGAAATATACTTTTCAAATTCCATCTCACAGATCTTGTTAAGTTTGAACCATGTGAAGCACCATCTTGGTTTCCATGAGTTGTTATGTCACCAAAATCAATTGCATTTCCTAAACTTTGAATTGTTATATAATCTATTGTATTTCTATGTGGGCCTGGGCCAGGAGATCCACTATAAAATAAACCTCTTGTTGTTGAGGATGATACACCATTACCACATCTTCTTGCAACAGTTAAATCACCAAAATCCTGTGAATCTCCTA